GCTCCCCAAGTTGCCCAAGCCCATTCTCTAATTTCAAAAAACATAGTTTGGCAATCCCTATTACGATATGGGCTATATTCTGTGGGTGAGATAAAAAATTTAAAGTCAGCATGACCAGTATGTCTTTTATCTGTTTTCTTAATGATTAGTTTCATTTTTTTAACTCTGCCCAAACTATAGATTTTTCTAAGATATCTTTGAATTGCACCGCATATTGCATTTCTTTGAAAGCAATGCCATTAATTTTAAATGTTCTTTCTACCCAATTACAATAATCGCCACTTCTATCTTGCAACCAAACCTCTTGATTGATCCAAGTCACCCATGGGAGAGTTGAGTTAGTATTCAATTCAACCAACCCAATCGTATAAAGATTTAGCTGGTCAAAAAGTACATCTAACAATCTCAATTTGGGATCAATTTCCCTAATATTTCCATATTTGGGCCAAAGCACCATATAAAAGTCCTGATGATTTACCATTTCAATACTCATTTGAATTTCACCATATATCAAATATTTTTCTCCGGGGCAAAGAAAATTCAATCATGCCCATCGCAATCTAGCCAAAAATGCCTTGTCGTTGTCCCATATCCTAATTATGTATTTTCCATATGACTTAGGCCACCCACTTATGAGGTCGAACCCATAAGGTAAGAGTTCCCAACCCTCTCCCCTAACCGAGGCGTAAATATCATTTGCCTTGAATTCACCTACATATTTTATCAACCAAGCAAGCAATTCTTCTCGCTCACAAACACATCTGATCTCATAGGGCATATTACCACCTTAGGACGCATAACAAATAATCACGCTCGTAGCGAAATTTTATAGAAATTCCGCGAAAACTTCTGCCGATAGGAAGGTTAAGTATCCATCTACAATGTTTTTCACAGTTATCTATGCTGTATATCCAATTTACTACCTCAGTGTACCATTTTTCAAACTCAGATTCTGTCATGTTAGTTATTTTAATAGTGTGCGTATACCAACCTGGCTTTATGTCCGCCCAATCTTTTGTATGATCGGTCCATTCTAATTTTTTCACAACCACCTCATGGTGAAGAATAGGGCATCTTTTTCAAATTTAAAGTGAAATACATCATAATGACGCCAACCATATCTCCAAGTATGTTTTTCATTGTTGCCACCCTTTCCAAATGTATCTTCACACCATTTAATGACTTCTTTAAGCTCAATATCAGCATGGGGTTTACTAGGTCGGTATGTAACGCTAACCCACCGGTGTTTATTCATGCCCACCTCGTCACGAACCAAATGTAATCCGCCTCATTTATGAACGCAAAAAAAATACAATCCCAACCACCCACATCGTTAAAGATGTAATCTGTATTATTTGCTCCGTCAGCAAAGGGTATTACTCGATGACTATCTGTTCGCCATTTACCTATACAATTGGTGTGACACCAATCATGTATTTCTTTATACTCATCTAACCAAGAATCTTGGTATGGGTTTCTATCACCATCTTTGTAGGTGTATACATAGGGGTAATTAGCATAAAACGCCCTAACTCGCCAAGCCTTTTTGTCTATATCGTAATCAATGGGAGGCAATTTCTGAGTAAAATCAATCGGATTTTTCCCAGACAATATTGCTCTATACATGTCATTAATTGCTGTCGTCATCCTAATATCCCGCCAATTTTAGTACTTCTTTCACCTCAGCAACTTGATTAGAGTTTTTCATGAACTTTATCGCCCATAGTTCAGGATTAATATAATCCATAATTAAGCGTTCTTGGTCTGGTGTAATCTTCTTTAAGAATTCTACTCCACTATTACTATGATACATCATCCAGGGACTTATTTTACCCGTAGTGATTAAATAACAAATCTTATTGGTATTCCCATACCTGATTACATCATTATTCTTAATGTTCAATTCCTCAGCCAAACTAACTGTAGTTTCTATGCTGCGGGCAATAGCATCCAGTGGGTCTTCTGTACGCAAATATTCGTATAAAAAGTTAGTATATGTTTGATCACTACACCAATCATCAATTTTGATTTTGTGTTTAATAAGCCAATCAATGAATCTACTGGGGTTCAAGCAATTTACATCGATACAATATATACCAAATTTTATGAAAGCAACATAATAAGGCGACTTAATGAATTCTTCATATGGTTTTGCCCGTTTAGACACAGTATTTTTCTTCATGAATTGAAGAAATAATTGGTGTGCTATACGGTTACCAGGCTTATCTTTTTCTTGCCAGCGATGTTTATATTCGCATACATGTCGGAATATAGTTGATTCCCTAACGAATTTACGACCACAAAATTCGCATCCAAAAGATCCATTAGTTTCCTTGGTCTCTTTCATACTCATCAATTTGTTCATCAGTTACCAGTTCAACAAGAGTTTCGATGTCTTGAAATTTTAAATTAGGGTATACTTTAGCAATATACAGTCTTTTCTTATGGTTGTCAATAAATTTGTCAGTTAGTTCTTCCAAAGATTCTGCATCGGCTTTGGGATAAATCTTAGTAAAATACTCTCTTACATCCTTTTCTTTTGCTGGCTCCTTTAATTTGACCATTTTATCTTTCAAATGGGGTATCCATTGATGAGCCTGTTTACCCATTCCTGGGCTAGAAGCACATAATAACATCCATTGCAACTCCGGATGTTTATAGATATTCTCATGGAAATAATATTTGTTGGCATGATGGTCTACACTTTGTAGATAGTATTGTTGTAATTCAGATTTGCCTTTAACTGCGCTGATCCAGTGTAGCATCATGTAGGGCACAAACTTTTTCTTTTGTTCTTCGCTTAGGCGCGAGTACCAAGTATAGTCCTTTTTATCTATCGCAGCGAATGCACCAAATAGATCAAAGTCTTGGTTTTGAAATTTTTCATCGACTGGTACACTAACTTTTTTATTTGCCATTATTTTTAACTTAAATTTTCTTTCATTAAGGGTAAAATTAAAAACAATCCCCGTAGTTAACTACCTCACAATTTCTACTGATTTCTTTTACAAAATAAACACATCTGGGTTCGGGACTATCATCAATCGGTACGCACAAGAATTGTCCATTCTTTAACCTAGGAGCGTACCAAGTAACATCATGATAAATATCCACAATCTCAATTGGTTGAAAAGAGGGAGAAAATGATGATAGTGGATTAAATTCAAACGCACTAAACCCCCTGTCGTTAATACTAGTCAGGGGCAATGTTTCCAAATCTCCATGATATTTTTCTCCAATCAATATTTGCCAATCTACTGGCATCTTGATGATTGACCCACCTATGTTCAAAACTAATGCGGGAGCGTTAAAACTTTCTAAAAAGATTAACGGTATGTAATAATAATCCACCGCATTAGGATTTGAATTGTCTAGAATCGCAAAACGCAAATCATCTATCTCTTCGGGCAATGTTTCTAGATTATATGTACTGTTAGTTTCTAAATTTAGTATCTTCATGTCGTTATTATATCACTTGTATTTTAATTTTTCAATCTTAAAGGGGTATCCGGATTCAGTATAGAAAAGTTTTCTCTGAGTAAGATGCCGCTTGGCAAATTTGGCGTTCGATGTTATATCCCAAATTTGGACGAATTCTTTATCGGGAGCTTTTCTAAGACCTCGGCCTATTGATTGGATAACTCGGACAAATGATTTTCCGGGCTCTATAAGAACTATATTGAATAACCTAGGCACATTAATACCCACAGCAGCGACCCCATAAGTACAAACTAATATTTTATCATCGCTTGTTGCGATTTCATCATATTCTTCTTTGCGTTCGGACAATTTAGTGCCCCCGGAAACGAATACTGCACCGGGTAATCTACTTACAATTTCATTTCCTGCCATCACTCGATCAACTAATACCAATGTATTACCTGTTTCTTTTATTTTATTAATTAGGTCACTTATGGTATCAATTCGTTTTTTGTCTTCTAGTAGGTATTTGAGTTCGGATTGATAATCACTATATTCAACTCCATCCTGCAGTTGAACGACATTTACATGACACTGTGCCAAAACACCCTTTTCTTGCAAGTCGCTTGCCAGTAGCGTATTGGTCAACTCACCGATACAAATTCGCAATGAAGTTAACGCAAAATCTTCTTTAGGTATAGTACCAGTTACACCCCATCGGATAGGTATATGCGCCATAACTCCCGTCAACATAGATTTTAGTTGGTCTGCTTTGACACTATGCACCTCATCGCAGATTACGCATACCACATCTTTTAAAAAGTTGTCGATAGTCCTGTCGGTGTCGCTATCTCTAGAACTTTTAATCAAAGATAGCACACTCTGCCAAGTACAAATTACATGTTTGTTTCCCCAATCCTTTCGATCACCAAAATACACACCCACATCTAATCCTAAATTTTTATAATCGATTTCGGTTTGTACTACAAGTGACTTGTTGGGCACAATGACTATACTGCGACCATAATCCTGTATACTGTATGATAGTGCGGCGGTCATGATAGTTTTCCCCGACCCAGTGGGAACTGCTTGTAATGCTTGTGGGTTGGCTAAAAAGTTATTGATGATTTCTATTTGGTAATCGCGTAACATTATGGGCTGTCCTTCAATAGGATGCCCCTTGGGCCACATGATATGTTCAAACGAATTGACTGACAATTTGTTGAATTCGAATTTCGTAGAGTATGTCCTCAAATCTTCCAATTCAATATGATATCCAGCCTTATCCAATACGGGGATGATTTCAGATAGTAAGTTGATATATGTAGACCCAGACAATGAAAAATAGCTTATTTTACCATTCCATCTACCTAGTTTTACGCTAGGCAAATATCTAGCGCCAGGCACTTCATAAGAAAAGAGATTGGATAGATATTTTCGGTCAGTAAGTTCTAACCCAGATATTTTACAATTTACTTCATCGCTGATTATTATTTTACATGTACTCATTTTATTTTTATAGGGGTATTATCAACTAGCGTTATGATTTTTGATACAGGGAGTATATCAAAAAATGACTTGGTTGTCAACCCCTTAATTATAATGGGATTGCTATATGCTAAGTCTTTTGGTTTAGGTAGTATAGTGTTTACACCAGCATCATGTAAGGGTAATTTAGCGGTGTTTAACAACTGTTTTAAATTTGGCCGATACTTGCCAGCGATGTTTTGTGAATATACACCATCACATTTTATTTCTATGAGCCAATCGATTAGGGTTTCAATATCAGCGTACTCAATTGTGGGGTTATAGTCTCCAGCAAATCGTTGTATAGGAGTTTCCAATAGTGATGAATCTATATTTATCGCATGTTTAACAAGATAGTGTAATGTATAGGGATCGTCTGATAGAGACACTTTGCTAACTACTTCATCTACACTGGGATTGGTCGCGGCGATCATAAATTGCCCGTTTACCTTTATCAATGTAGGATCCCAATATGGGATTTGATCATATAGGCTCAGCTTGTCTAGTAGGCACTGTATGATTGGGCACACGATTACCGTTTTAAAATGTTCGAATGCCATATCGATGATAAACTTTAGTGTTATGGTATTGAATGTGGCTTCAAAGCGTTTATCGATCTTATTCCAAACAAAAAATTCGTTACCTGGCGCCCCACGAAAATATTTTAAAAATTTTGTATTATAGGGTGAGCGCAGGATAATCTTGCCATCTAACAAGAATAAATGAGCGTCAGTGTACATTGAGATACTGGGAACTATGTTGATACCCCAAGGTAATCTCATCAATTGGTTTACATCATGGCCATATTTTCTAAATTGGCGGTCGTATTTACCTAATATGTGTTTAAAAAGTCCAACTTGATTAGACGTAACGTCCCCCTGACAGGAGAATATCTTATACATGCTAGTAATAAAATCGGTATCTTGCCTGCTTAACCTAATCTTATCACTACTCATGAAGTAGACAACATGCTTAATTGATGTGAATTTTTCTGCCATGAAGAGATTGTACACTATGTATATACATTCCGCAAGTATTTAGGTGGCGGATAGTTTACGGTACAATAGGGTTTGGGGCAAAGCCCCAAACTTGATATCTAGCTAATTACCTAAATTGAGCATGCTCAATCTCGGTGAACGGGAAGGTTCGGCACGAGGGTTATAGAATCATTTCCTTGATTTGGAGAAAAATAGCATGCGCTTGATGTAATGGCATACTATAGAATAGCCCTTTCAAACACCCCCGCGCGGGTAAGAACAGGATAGATCATTTCCGGGCACGTTGTTCGATCTTGGCGATCCGTCGTTCGATCTTCTTGCCGGCGATCCACGATAGCGCGTCGAGCATCGCAGCCAAAGGGAAGCCTATGAATATCACCAGGAGGCCGTATTTGATGCGCTGGAGAATAGTCAGGTTGTCGCTCATATCTGTTCCCTAGATTTTACTATGAAAAATTATTGTGTATTTATTGCCGACCATCAGTCGTCGTTCGAGCCCTAATGGCGCCATTTCGGCGTAGTGCCCGCTGGTACATCTGGACCGCGTCATCTAGATGGTTCTGCGCCTGCTTGAGTTCAAGCCTGTGCCGCCGCGCCAAATGTCTGGCATACTGTAGCAGCCCCACTGTGATAAAGGGGAGAAGTGTTCGGTCCGTTGTATCGGCTATGCTTGCAGCCCTAGCAGCCAGCTTCATTGCCTCAGATACTCGGGTAGACAATTCAGGCCTCGTTGCTTGGTCCATGTCTTGCAGTGCGATTCGGAATTGCTCGGCTACCACAGATAACCCTTCCGCTTTCTGCCGCTCATGAGACGACAAGCACAGCAGTCCTGCTAACTGGAGCATTGTCTTATTTCGGAACAGCACAAGCACTGAGGGCTTTACCACAATCCCGGCTTCAGTGAACGACCCAGCCATGGCGCGTGCGATACCCGCATAGAACCTCAATTGTTCTAGGTCGGCAGGGGTATCCCGACTTGAGGCAGACCGATGGGTCGCGGTATCAATCAGGATGTTTGCGGCGTCCTCTAGAGGCGCTAATGCATTGCGAGAGTCAAGCGCCCTAAGCTCCGCAACTGATCGGATATTCTCAAATGCCCTCATGCACTGCAATGCCACGAGTACATCCGTGCCGTCCTCTGCATCGCATCCGGCGGCCACTTTCCCCGAAGCCTTGGACGCGGCCAAAGCGGCATGAAGCATCCAGGCCGGCGCATTATCCGAACCTGCCGGGACATATGCGTTCTTCACGGTGGAGGTTGATTTACCGGATCCATTTTCTAGAATTTCGGCATTTTTTGTATTCATACTAGGCATCACCGTCTCCACCATCGCCAACCAACAGCCGCTTTTTGAGCCTCTAATCTAGCCTCCAACAGCGCCATTTCGGCAGCATGAGCCCTTCGTTGGTATTCCTCGCATTGGCTTAAGAGCCACTTTACTGATCGTTGGTGATCTTTCCATGCGCCCAGTGTAGACTCGATAATTGCGGCGTAGTCCGGTACCGCACTCTCTGTTCCTGCATCCTCGCCACACGGCGTTTGTTCGGTGGTCGTGGCGGGTGGGGGGTCCGAACACCCACCGAACGGGCTGCACATCCCCGGCGTGTCGCATACGCGCATGGTCTTTCGGCAAATCATCGTCATCGCACCTGCTCCATTGCCATGCCAATCAGCGGCAAGACCGGCGCCATTGGCAACGCCGCGAGGGCGGCGTCGATGCGTAGCGTGATTGCGTTGAGCCGCACGTCGCCTTGTTGGCAGTCGAACACCTCGTAAGCCAGCGCGATCCCGTGACGTGCCTCCCGCAGCAGCGCCGCAAGGGCGTGACGCTCGGCGAGGAGGTCCGCGACGTCATCGTACTCTACCCATCGGCCTTGTTCGTCGGGCTCCATCGTGTCGTTGCCACCGAGGCAGAAGCGGGTGATATCAGTAAGTGTCGTTTTCATTTTTGCTCCTTAGATTACATCTTACAGCAGTGGAGTGGGTTACTTTAACGCCGCATGCAAGTAGCTTGGGCGAGGTCGCGCCAGTTAACCGAATCAATCTTAGCCAGATCAGCCACCTTCAGTGCCATCCGCATTGAGATTTCACGCATTTTATCCTTGTTGTCCCACATGAAGTCAAGGATACTGTCCTCAATTTCCTTGTCAAACCCATAATCAGCGAACAGACCAGGATCGGCATCCCGATGAACCTGCCGCACTCGAAGCATCGCATCACGGGCAGTGTCGATGGTCAGGTCAATAAAATGCGACCGCGATTGGAGAGCATCCAGGTGAGCCTGAATTTTCTTACTGCGCCGTCCCTCGAAGTCCACATTGGTAATAAAGATGATTGATCCCTTGAAGTCGAATGCATTGGGCACTCCCTCTTCACGGAGCAACCGGCTATCCTTGTTGTAGGAGATACGCCGATTCTTACCTGAGTCCAGAGCACCCTTGAGAATGTTCAGGGCATCTTGATCTTCCCAAACATCACAATCATCGAAAACCAGAATGTTTTTAGGGTCCGAAAATTTGTAGAGTTTTGCGAAAAGACCAATACCAGAGATCGTGCCTTTTACAATCTCATACCGAGCCTGCTTACCGTCTTTTTTGACTCGCTCAAAAAGCGTAGCCTTTTCTAGTTGTTGCATGATACCATGCGACTTGCCGACCCCAGGGGGCCCAGTAACGATCATGGCTCGAATGTCGCCGTTGATGGTTGCAGCCGACATTTTGTCCAGAACACAGAAACGGTTAGCGATTCGGTTCATCGCCTGTTCATCGGTCTCATTGACCTTGGGCTGAACCTTGAGGGTATTTTCTGACACGCTGTCTCCTGACATGAATTCAATCATGCTGATATTATCTACTTTTACCTTGACCGTGTCAATAGCAACCGGGAACTGTCCTTCGTTTTTCACCGTGACATAGTTTCCCTTTTTCAGGGTCTGATAACCTTTCACCATGGTGAAGGTCTTATTTACAAAAGCTTTGTTGCGAAACTCACCTTTGATGATCTTGATAACAGACATTTTTGTTCCTGTTTGTTCAGTGTATGTAGCTATTATACGCCCAATCCGATTAATTGTCAAGTTTTAAGCCAATTCCTTTTCCATGCTAAAGGCTATAACTGCGGGCTGGAGGAAAAGGGCGGCTGGATGTTCAGTAAGAGCATACAGCATTTGTAGTTGGTCAAGCGGCAAATCCAAGTATTTTGCTGCGTCGTCATATGCGATTAGTGCGATAAT